AGGAACCACAAGTACTGGTAAATCCTTGGCAGATGTAGCACGCTCTTTTGAGAAAGCTACGCCGGGATTCTTCTCTGTAAAAGACTTACAAGTCGCATTAGACGGAGACCAGACAGGTGTAATCAAAGGTATGAACAATAAAACCTCCAGCGGAATTTGCTATGGAGGCAAGAAAACCATGTGGATTGAGATGAATGGCGCTGAGCCAGTAGTCCCACGCGTCCTAGACCCGGAGATTGTCAATGACATCAACGAGATCGAAAGACAATGGCGATCAGGGCAGGGGACATTCGACCCCTTTGTAAGAGCCTCAAAGGTGAACGAGGTATTGCCGCTCAAGAAGGCGGCCGAAAAGACCAGGTCCGTTTACGGTAATGATATGGCATTCTTCCTGGCAGCCACCCGAGGGATTATCCCCCTCAAGCACGTACTACGTGATATGCACACATCAGAGTGCTTCGTAGGTCTTACTGCTCAGTCCAAACAATGGTCAGAGCTATACCAATATATCACCAAAGATGAACAATACACAAAATTTGTCTGCGGTGACTTCTCCGGATATGATACTCAGCTACCTAAAGCTTTGCTAGAAAAATCCGCCGCCCTTATTATCCAGATTTATCGGGAGAACGGAGCTTCGGAGTCCGACATTGAGTACTTAAGAGGCTTTTTGTCCTCTGTTGTTAGTCCAGTTATGATTTGGGAGGGACAGCTAATGCAATTTTGCAGCGGCCAACCCTCCGGACAGCCTTTGACGGTGGAAATGAATTCAATTGTGAATAGTATCCTCTTGAGAATGGCTTTCTACACTATCATGGACGACAAGTACCCCCACATCAAAAACCCCAATTTTAGGGACTACGTTCGTGCAGCCGTTTATGGCGACGACAACTTGATGGGAGTCGATGACTCCATTCCCGAATTTAACCACACCTCTATCCAAGCGGTGTTTGCCAGCTGGGGAATTAAATATACAATGGCAGAAAAAGAAGCGGATTCAGTTCCCTTCCAGACGATTGATGAAGTGTCCTTTTTAAAGAGGAGCTTCAGATTTCAC